TTTTCTCCGTTTTCTTCTACTGATAATTTGATTTCATATTTTGCATCATGATGTGTAGAACAAGGCACCATAACGCCATTACCTGTACGAATGTACATAGTAGATGTGTGTTCCGGCTTGTGCTCTTTGTCGATCACAGTACCGGATTCAATGCTGCCGGCACATCCGGTAAAGATAACGCAACAAGAAGCAGTAGCAGCTAAAACAGCAAGTATTTTCTTTTTCGTATTCATAAGGCTCCTCCTTCAGGACAATAGAAAATCATGCCATTTGATTTTACGATTTGCAATTCAATTCCTTCAATTTTTGCACGGCTTTCCAATATCATCATGTAATTTATCATTGTCTGCCATTGCATTCTTAAAAATTCATATGAGCATTTAGGTGTAAAATCAAGTTCGTTGTTTTTGTATTTTCTAAGAAAAGATGCAAGTTTGATGGTTCTTATTTTTAACTGATAATATTCAGCCTTAAACCTTTCCTTATAATCATTACTGTTCATCATTTCTACTGTTTCTTGCAATTCCATTATGTAACTTCCTTTCTATTTTGGGGTATAAGAAAAGCACCCTGTGAAAGGTGCTTTAGTTATTTTTCTTTTGATAAAGTAATTCATCATATATGTTGTACAGTCGTTTTCCTATATCATTTACTGTATCTTCATCGTCCATACCGAACTCCAAAACAGAATCATTTATTCTTAATTGAAATTCAGATACATCCGAAACATCGAAACGAATAATTGAAGAAGCTGATATTATATTTGCCAACTCCACTGCATCAGAAGAATACTTTTCCAAAAAAGAATAATCAGATTGTTTTAATTCAAATACCATATAAATCCTCCTTATTGCGGTGTAACTTGAATCAAATTCCCTGTATCTGGATTTACTGATACAGCACATTCCTCTGTATGATATACATAACTTCCATTTTTATGTTGTCTAACAGAACCGTTCTTCAAAGCATCAGCAATTTCCTCTAATTCCACACCGGTTCGAGGTCGATTACCATGAGACGGATCAGAAATAGTTCCGAATACACGCTCAAGAAAATGCTTGCTCTGTGACTTGACAGTAACACCGTTGCTTGTTGTGATGCCTATAAGTTAAGTTTCTACACGATCATGATATTCCTTGTATTTTTCATATCCAACAAGAGGTGACATCATTCCAGTATCTACAGACTTTAAATAGGTTTTCATCAATTCGTATTCCTTAGGATTATTATATCTCATTTCCTCGAATTTTGCAAGACTTTTCGGAGGATTTCCAAAACCTTTTTCTTTCATGCTGTTTCTGAAATGTGCATTATTGCTCTGTATCGCCCTCTGAGCCTGAGAACGACCGAACCCTAAAACCTGTTCACGGAAACGATCTCTATCCTGATTGGTAGCATTGCAGAATTCTTTCAAAGACTTTTCAGCATCTTTCAGCTTTACAGCAGAATCCTGATATTTCTTTTGCATAGCAGCTTTGACAGTATCATCAGAAGCATTTTTGACAGCTTCCTCATATGTAACACATCTGCATTTAAGCTCACGAACCTTTCGTTCACCTTTGCGCTGCATCTGAGTTATCTCATAAAGTGTGTACTTTTCACCGTTATATGAAATATCCCGTGCATTTAGTTTTTCAAGATATTCCTCTGTGTAAAGCGGTACTGAATAGCCCTCAAAATATGGATACCAATCGTGACGGCAGTTTACACCGCCAAATCCTGTGATCAGCCCATAGCCGATATCTTCAAGCGACAATACACGTTTGCCGTCAATTATCTCACCAACTCTGCGACCTGTCAGGTCAACAAGCTGTCCTTGCCATACGGCATGATCAGGACGTGCTCCTGCGTGAGCTGATATCTCCATAAGATCGCAGCCGTTTTCTTCGGCATTCATTTTGCCTATCTCACGGCACGTCTGCCCAACACCTGTAAGAACAGCACGGCGTACTGCAACATCAATTCTGTCGGTATGTCCTGAATCATAACGAATAATTTTCAGCCCTGATGCTGCTGTATCACGTACTGCCTGCATGATAGCTTCGCTATATGAAAATGCACCGGACGTAACTTTCATATACGCATGATTACAGGCATTTATGTATAGCCGCTGTCCGGCAGAGGGCATGGTGGATGTCAGGTTGTCAAGAAGTCCCAGTGTTTTCCTGTAACCTGCTTCTAAGACCTGTCTCATGGAAGGAGACTGCCTGATATCTACAGGAACTTTACCAGCTTCTCTATAGACCTCATTATCTATTTGAACGGTCTCTACACCTGCATCTTCAAAGAGAACTTTTACTTGTTCCGCACAAGCATCCGTTCTATCAGCAATTGACTGCACGATATCATTGTAAAGCATTCCTGCTTCCTGGAGCATCTCTGCCTGCCACTTTGCCGATTCGGTGACCATGCCCGTTTTCATCATTCTGCGAATAATATCACGGATAATGGCGTTTTCAAGTTCCGCATATTGCTTTACAACAAGATCAGCACAGCTTTCATAATATTCAGGTGAAAGCATCAGGCATCACCCTCAAATAGCTTTGATGCGTTTGACTGCATGCTGTTATCGGGAATCATTGTTCTCGCTTCTTCTACTGAGCATCCGAAATACCAAGACAAAAAAAGTACCGGATCGTAATATCCTGACTGAACAAGCAAAAGTCTCCTTTGAAATTCCTTTTCAGTATCTTCCAACACACCGTCGCCAAAGGTGCAGTTGAGTTCCACGGAAGGATGAATTTCTCCGGTATAGTAATCCCTGTAGTACTGCATAGCATAGAGTAAATGCTCAAGAGACTCTTGTAAGCTCTGTTGTACGTCACATATCCTTGAAAAGCTTCGCTGTTTTGATGACCGTATTTCCTCCGCCGTCTTTTCAACCTCGGATACTTCGGATAACGTGCCATAAGAAAGACCAACGGCATTCTCAATTCGCCTTAATATCTGATTCAGAGCATTGAATTGAGACGCATCACGTATTTCAGGAGAAAAAGTATTGAAAAAAGGTTTATCGCCTCCGGCTACTTCATGCAGTCTGAACATTCGTTCTCTGCCTTTCGGTAAAACCGGCTTTTGAGTATATGGATCAAATCTGAACAAATCCTCACTTGCGTCAATAGCACGTTCAGAGGATATCAGTTCCCAGAGAATTCGCTCCCATTGCTCGTCTGCGTCACGTATAAAATCCATAGCATCGGCATAAGCAGAAACTCCAAGAGGCGATAAAGGATCAATGTGGTTTGAATCGGGCATACGAAATACTGTAAACAATGGCTTATCTACATTTTCAAATACCTTTTTAGGCAAAATGTCTGACCATGCCGGAACTTCGGATAAGCTGCATTCTTTACCGAGCGTATCAGGTACTCCGGAACGATAGCAACGATTTTCAATAGTGTGTGTACATTTTTCTCTGTCATAATAGTGACATTCAAGCCGTGTATAAAAGTTCTTTCCAAGTACGATAGTTTCAGGACAAATAGCAGCATCGCAGGAACTATCCGTGAAGTCGATAGGCAGATAGTGATTCTGTGGCGAAATATCAACGCTAATGCCATTTTGAGTATAGTAAGGCTTTAAAATCATGCCACCTGTAGCGATCCCGTGGTCAAGTTCTCTTCGCAGCTGCTTGATCACTGCATTTATAGATTTTTTAAGCTGATCATCTGCTACTGATACAGATATTTCAGTAAGAGTAAGACGTTTGATCTCTCTTGCAATGGTTGCAGGAAGCCGCATAGACCTTATATTTTTCGTCAGCCATGACGATTTATCTGTATATGCATTTTCCCATTCATCCATTGCTTCACACATTTTATCGCTTACCATACAAGGTATACCCAGAGCATCAGCAATGCCGTTTACATCAATCATTCTGCCTCACCACCCTGTGTCATAACCGGTTCATTCAAAATTTCCCTGAATCTTCGCCTCATTACCGTACGAACGAAATATCTTGTTTCATCCATAGCATGGTCATTTTCCTTGATAACTGTATCTTGTGAGCTTTTATCATCCCATCGGTACAAGCCGAATTCACGTATAGTATCCTTACAGCATTCGCAAAACTTAAGCCGTCCAAATTTTAAAAGCACGGCCGTATCACGTATGCCATCGACAACAGAATTGTCAGCTTTCCAGACACGAAATTTTCCATGCCTTCGAATACACTCAATAAATGAAGCGGCAGACGGGTCAACAATCACGGCACGTATAAAGGGGATAAGACTTCCTGCAAGCTTTTCAAGCTCTGCATAATGTTCTTCATCTGTACGTGAAAGTCCTTCCTTGCGTGCGTCATAATAATACTCCCTGACCTTCACTGCATAGCCATGCGGTG